CCTGCAAATGCCGCATCACTTAGACCATAATACTCATGTACGCCACCACGTACGTAGCCACCTAGCCAACCATGTGGATGACTCCACCCTACTGATACTTGAGGAATTACTTATGTCTGCTATTACCCCCCTGATCGACCAGCTGGTCACCAAGGTCGCCACTCTGAAGTCCAGCAACGACGCACTCACCGCCGCTGCGACAGAGAAGGATATCCAAATCAACGATTTCAAGGCACAAGCTGCTGCAGCTCAGGCTGCACTGGTTACTGCTCAGGCAAATGCGTTTGACCCTGCCGATGTGCAGAAACTTCAGGACGTGTTGTCGTCTCTGGTGTAAGCCTTTGTTTTATGCGGGCGGATGCTATATGCTCCGCCCTGACTCGGTCTGGGCCCCACCCACTCTGCACTCCGGGGTTATACCCGCATAAAATGCCTTTATGTCTGTTGTTAGCATAGAACCAACCAAAGATACTCCACCTCCGTACTCTACGGACCCTGAGGTTGCTCCCACTGTTATAGACCAGATTAAGGTCTTGGGGGAGACGGCGGAGTTGCAGGTGGCTCTGGGGGCTCCGTTAGAAGTTGATGAAACGGACTTGGAACGGGAAAAGCAGTTACTTGAGGCTGCTATAAAAAGCAGGAAGGTCGACAACTTCCAAACCCCCACAACAGCATTTGCTGCTGCAGCATTCCTGAAAACCTACGGGGCACAGCTAGCCATGGATGCAGCTACTGCCAGAGCAGCAATCACCAACAAGCTGATGGAAATAGCCAATTGCGGTGATGTTAAGTTTGAACTGAAGGCTCTTGAGCTACTGGGTAAACATTCGGACATCGGGATATTCACTACGCGCTCCGAGGTCACCATCAACTACAAAGACCCGGCTGAGTTGGAGAATGCGATCAAGGAACGGGTTAAGCGGTTGCTCAATGCTGATGTGATTGATGTGTCTCCCCTGACTGCTAACTTGGATGAGGAGCTCGGCGTAGCCGGTGTCGACGAAGAAATCCAAGGGGACGACGGTGCAGAGTAGGTCCTTACTGGACTCCATATCTCTCAAGGATATCCCGGCCATCCTGCCGGCGCTGTCACCCTCCGAACAGGAGAGGTTACTAGCAGAACTGGAGAAACTATCGGAGCTGAAGAAGCAGAAAATATGCAGGGAGAAGTTCCTTGCGTTCGTTAATGCGGTCTGGCCTACGTTCATCAGTGGGAGGCACCATGCAAAGATGGCGGAAGCGTTTGAAAGAGTGGCTGCTGGGACTTGCAAGCGCCTTATTATTAACATGCCTCCTCGTCATACCAAGTCTGAGTTCGCGTCTTATCTCCTACCTGCTTGGTTCCTAGGTAAATACCCGCACAAGAAAGTGATCCAGACCTCCCATACGGCGGAATTGGCCGTGGGATTCGGTAGAAAAGTACGAAACTTGGTGGATCAAGAGGTCTACAACAAGCTATTTCCCGGCCTAGGGCTCCAAGCTGACTCGAAAGCAGCGGGTCGATGGGCCACAAACCAAGGCGGAGACTACTTCGCTATCGGTGTGGGCGGTGCAGTGACTGGTAAAGGCGCTGATTTGCTCATCATCGACGACCCACACAGCGAACAAGAGGCTGCGTTGGCCGAAATTAACCCGGATATCTACGACAAAACGTACGAATGGTACACCTCGGGCCCTCGTCAGCGCTTGCAACCGGGCGGAGCCATTGTAATCGTGATGACACGCTGGTCAAAGCGCGATTTGACCGGGGAAGTACTCAAATCTGCGGCACAAAGAGGCGGGGAAGACTGGGAAGTGATCGAATTTCCCGCTATTTTGCCCTCGGGGAACCCACTCTGGCCTGAATTCTGGTCACTTGAGGAGCTTAATGCCCTCAAAGAGGAGCTTCCTAACCACAAATGGATGGCCCAGTACCAGCAAAGCCCCACTTCAGAGACCTCGGCTATCGTGAAACGTGAGTGGTGGCAGGAGTGGGAGGAGTTATCTCCCCCACACTGTGACTTCATCCTCATGGCGTGGGATACGGCGTTCGAGAAGACTCAACGTGCCGACTATTCGGCGCTTACTACGTGGGGTGTGTTCTATCTTGACGATGCCACGGGGAAACCACAGGCAAACCTCATCCTGTTGAACGCGTTCCGTGATCGCATGGAGTTCCCCAAGCTTAAACAGGTGGCCGTGGAGCAGTATCGTGAGTGGAAGCCGGACTCGGTGATCGTGGAAAAGAAAGCATCAGGTGCTCCACTCATCTACGAGATGCGGGCTATGGGTATACCAGTGCAGGAGTTCTCTCCTAACAAGGGCAACGACAAGATCAGCCGGTTGAATGCCGTAGCGGATTTGTTTGCTTCTGGTAGAGTATGGGCACCTAAACGCCATTGGGCGGAAGAAGTTGTTGAGGAAGTCGCAAGTTTCCCGGGTGGGGAGCATGACGACTATGTTGACTCTGTTTCGTTAGCCCTGATGCGGTTTCGCCGTGGGGGGTTTGTTGGCACCGACTTGGATGAGCCCGACGAGCCGGTTGAATTCCGCAGACGCGTGGCTCGAGGGTACTACTGATGAAGAACACAGTTATCGTGAGCAAAGAAGCGGCCAAGGTCGTCAAGTTCTTTGGTTCACTTCGCAAAGCTGCTGCGGCTACGGGCATCTCGGCCAGTCTTTGGTTTGGCTACATGCATGGCAGGTTTGAGCCGAGGAAGCAGAAGAACGTAGAGGCTTTTCTCAACGCAGTCTCTACAGTAGCGAGAGCTTGCAAGCGGGGTTAAGTAGATGAGTATTGATAAGTCCTTGTACCAAGCCCCTCAGGGGATTGCCGGGTTAGGTGATGCTGAGCCTATCTCAGTAGAGATTGTTGACCCTGAGGAAGTGCATATAGCAGGCCCGGGGTTTGAAATGCACATGGAGAAACAGGACGAGGGCGAGGATGAGTTTGAGGCAAACCTTGCAGAAACTCTGGATGAAGGGGTACTCATTAAGCTATCCGGGGATTTGTTGTCTGACTACAACGATGACTTGATGTCCCGCAAGGACTGGATTGATACGTACGTAAAAGGGCTGAAGCTACTGGGGTTGAAGTATGAGGAACGGTCCGAGCCGTGGGATGGGGCGTCAGGTGTGTTCCACCCCATGCTCATGGAAGCAGGGGTCAGGTTCCAGTCGGACCTCATTATGGAGACTTTCCCTGCTGCTGGTCCTGTACGTACCAAGATTATTGGCAAGGAGACACCTGAGAAGAAGGAAGCAGCCACCCGCGTACAAGAGGATATGAATTACCAGCTGACCGAGGTGATGCAGGAGTATCGACCCGAACATGAGCGTCTACTGCTTTGCACTTCATTCTCAGGCAACGCGTTCAAGAAGATTTACTTTGACCCCTCCATGGACAGGCAGGTTGCTCCGTTTATTCCACCTGAAGATGTAATTGTTCCGTATGGCGCAGCTAACCTTGAGTCCGCCGAGCGCATCACGCATCGTATGCGTAAGACCGAGAATGAAATACGCAGGCTTCAGGTTGCCGGGTTCTATCGCAATGTAGACCTAGGAGACCCGGTGCAGATCATGGACGAAGTGGAGAAGCAGAAAGCCGCTGAACAAGGGTTCTCTGCCTCCGTAGATAACAGGTTCCAGCTGCTTGAGATGCATGTGGACCTTGATCTCGAAGGGTACGAGGATAAAGACGACAACGGTAAACCCACTGGGATTAAGTTGCCCTATGTGGTTACCATCGAGAAGGGAACTGAGACTGTACTGGCAGTACGTCGTAACTGGTTACCCGAGGACAAGAACAAGTCCCGCCGGCAACACTTCGTGCATTACGGGTACATCCCCGGATTTGGTTTCTATTACTTCGGGTTGATCCACTTGATCGGTGGGCACACTCATGCAGCCACTTCGTTGATGCGTCAGTTGATCGACGCAGGTACGCTGTCAAACCTGTCCGGTGGCCTGAAGGCCAAGGGACTTCGGATTAAAGGGGACAGCACTCCTATCGCCCCGGGCGAGTTCCGTGATGTGGACCTGCCGTCCGGCTCCATCAGGGACAACATCCTGCCACTTCCTTACAAGGAACCTAGTCAAGTACTGATGGCGTTGATGGATAAGATCGTGATGGACGGACGCCAGTTCGCTGCTACAGCTGAACTCAGTGTGTCAGATATGTCAGCCCAAGCTCCCGTAGGAACTACGCTGGCTATTCTTGAACGCGTGATGAAGGTGATGAGTGCGGTACAGGCCCGTGTCCACTACGCGATGAAGCAAGAGTTCAAGATGCTTGCTGCTATCATTCGTGACAACACTCCTGAGAGTTATGACTATGAACCGGAGATTGGGGCAGCTGGGGCTAAGCGTAGTGATTACGATTGCTGCGATGTTATTCCTGTGTCTGATCCTAACGCTTCTACTATGGCTCAGCGTGTTGTTCAGTACCAAGCTGTTATGCAGCTGGCTCAGCAGGCACCTCAGTTATATGACCTCCCGTTCCTCCATAGACAGATGATTGAAGTGTTGGGGGTTAAGAACTCCAACAAGATTGTGCCACTCAAGGATGACCACAAACCTATGGACCCGGTCTCTGAGAACATGGCAATCATGACAGGCAAGCCGGTCAAGGCATTCATTTACCAAGACCACCAAGCACATCTGGCTGTACACATGGCTGCGATACAAGACCCCAAGTTGGCGTCGATCATGGGTCAGAACCCGCAGGCACAGGCTCTGATGGCGGCGGCTCAAGCTCATGTTATGGAGCACGTAGCATTTGAATACCGTGCGCAGCTCGAAGCTCAACTGGGTGCTACGTTGCCCCCACCACCAGATACCGAGAACGACAGTGGGTATCTGCCACCAGAGCAAGAGGTACAGTTGTCTCAGCTTGTGGCGTTGGCGGCACAACAGCTTCTCCAGAAGAACCAGTCCGAGGCGCAACAGCAGCAGAATCAGCAGCAGCAACAGGACCCGATTATTCAGATGCAGCAGCAAGAGTTGCAGTTGAAGGGTCAGGAGCTCCAGTTGAAGCAACAAGAACTGCAGCTTAAAGCCCAGACTCAGCAGGCTGAGCAGGCCCGCAAGGATAAGGAGCTACTCGTTGATGCTACGGCTAAGAACGACGAGCTCACCCTTCGTAAGGCCGAGCTTGATAGCAAGAACCGTCTGGAGGGTATCCGCATTGGTGGCGATGCTGCCAAGCACAAAGCTACACAACGTGTCACAGCAGCTAAGATGGCTATGGATGTCGCCATGCACAATGACGACATGCGGGTTAAGGGTACCCAGCTGGGCGTGGACATCGCTAGGGATAAGGCCAACAACAAGTTGCAGCACAAGAAATCAATCCGGGATAGCGTCCATAAACACGCTAACTTGGAGCACCAAGCACGTCAGAGCGACGCAGATCGAGCACATCAGCTGGAGATGAACCAGCAGCAACAACCACCACCTGAGGAGACTGAATGAGTGACAGCATACTGGCCCACTTGACCATGAAGCTGAATGAGCAACGTGAGCTCATAAAAGAGGACCTGTCTAGGGGCGCTTCGTCCTTAGAGGGGTATCACAAACTATGCGGAGTCATTCGAGGTCTCGACTACGCAAAAGCAATGATAGAAGACCTTGCAGATCAGCTGGAGAAAGACGATGAGTAAAGCAGGCGGCAGCGTACTAATTCTAGATACTAAGGAGGAAGCAGCGCGTAAAGCGAAGCAGCTACCTCAGCCAACCGGGTTTCATATCCTGTGTATGGTGCCCAAGATTGATGATACTTACGGTGATAGCGGGCTGGTTAAGGCCAGTGAAACTATTCGGGTGGAAGAACAGGCCACTATGGTGCTGTTCGTGGTGAAGGTAGGCCCTCAGGCTTACAAAGACACAACCCGTTTCCCGGATGGCCCTTGGTGCAAAGAGGGTGACTTCATCATCACCCGTGCGTATGCAGGTACCCGCGTAGTTATACATGGGGCGGAATTCCGTCTCATAAATGATGATACAGTAGAGGCCGTCGTGGAAGACCCAAGAGGGATAAGACGTGTTTAGTAAGCAATGCCCATGCTGTGCAGAAGAGAAGGCTTTTACAGAGTTTCACGCAGCTGCTGATAGGGTGGATGGTTTGCAGGTGTACTGTAAACTGTGTAAAGCGCAGAAGCAGCGTGAGGCTAGGAGTAAAAGTAGGGAGAAAGATCGAACGTACTACCGCACGAACAGAGAAGCCTGTATCGCTAGGTCCCTAAAGTCTGTCGCCAAAAACCGGGACGGATATAACGCCCGGGTGAGGGCTTGGGTAGAAGCAAACAAGGAGAAAGTGTTGGCGCGTAGACGTAAGTTAGCTAGTACCCCAAAATATAAGGTTAAAAAAGCGGAAGCTGAAAGCAGGCGTAGGCGGGTGTTGCGGGCCTTTACTGTAGCTAAGCCTTACCAAGCTGAAATAGATGGTATGTATTTATTCTGTAAGCTTTTTAAGAACTTTGAGGTGGACCATATTATCCCACTCCAACATAAGAAGGTTTCAGGATTGCACACGCCTTGTAATTTACAAATCCTTACGAGGGCACAAAACCGTAGTAAGGGTAATCGTTGGACCCCCGGCGCATAATTGGAGACCCACATGAACGAAGAAATTGATAACCACGACGATCCCGCCTTGGAAGCCGAGGTTGAGATCAAAGACGACACTCCTCCAGAGGATCAAGGCAGAGCCCCCCTACCTCAGCATATGGTTGAGGAGCTGGAGAAAGATGACCTGACGGAGTACTCCGAGAAGGTAAAGCAGCGCCTTAGCCAGATGAAGAAAGTCTGGCATGACGAGCGTCGGGCCAAAGAAGCTTCCCAGCGTGAGAAGGATGAGGCAATTGCGTTTGCCCGTCAGACTTATGAGGAGAACCGGCGGTTGAAAGAACGCCTTGGTACTGGGGAGAAAATCTTCATTACCGAAGTTACAAAGTCAGCTACTACCGAGGTGAACACCGCCAAGGAAGTATTGAAGCGGGCCTATGAGTCCGGTGACCCCGAGGCTATCACTAACGCACAGGAAGCCCTGACTGATGCGAAGTTAAAACTTCGTGAAGTGCAGAACTTCAAGCCTACCCCTTTACAGTCAGATGCGGATAATGTACAAGGTACTCAACGCACTCAACAGCCTACTAGGGTACAGCGGGACGACAAAGCCGAAACTTGGCGCTCCCGTAATGCTTGGTTCGGCTCGGACGAGGAAATGACTTCCCTTGCTCTGGGTGTGCATGAAAAGTTAGTGAAAGCCGGGTATGACACTAGGAGTGATGACTACTACCGGCAGATTGACCAGACAATGCGGAAGCGTTTCCCTGAGTATTTCGATGGGGAAGCTACCCAAACAACGGAGCAGGATCGAACTGCTACCCGCAAAAATACAACAGTCGTTGCACCTGTCACGAGGTCCACATCACCTCGTAGAATCCAGTTGAGTTCGTCGGAAGCGGCAGTGGCGCGGTCACTTGGTGTTACCCCCGAAGCATATGCTCGTGAAAAAATGAGACTGGAGAATGGCAATGGCTAATCATGACAATCGTTTGACTCGTGAACTCGATACCCGAGAAACCACGCAACGCCCGGCAGCATGGAGACCGCCAGAGACTTTACCTTCACCTACCCCCCAGCCCGGCTGGGTGTTTCGGTGGATTCGGACTTCGACGTTTGGGCAACATGACCCAACCAACGCGTCCGCAAAGTTTAGAGAGGGATGGACTGCTGTTAAAGCAGAAGACCATCCTGAGTTGATGCTGAGCGCTGACCACAATAGCCGATTCAAAGGCAACATTGAGGTTGGTGGGTTGTTGTTATGTAAGGCCCCTGAGGAAATGGTACGTCAACGTAATGCACATTACGACAGACTGAATGACCAGCAGATGGAAGCCGTGGATAACAACTTTATGCGTATTGCCGACCCTCGTATGCCCACGCTGCATAATGAAAAGCGTAGTACTACGTCGTTTGGTAAAGGTAAATAATTTTTAGGAGACTTCTATGGCTTATCCAAATATCGACAAGCCCTACGGTTACAAGCCGGTCAATCTGATCGGTGGACAGGTGTTTGCGGGTTCTACCCGTAGTTACCCTATCTCGTACGGCTATAACGTAAATCTGTTCTATGGTGACCCTGTAACGATTCAGACCACTTCTTCTGGTTCCATCGTTGCCGGCTCTATCATCACTCAAGCATCTGCTGTTAGTACAACCAATACTATCGTAGGTATTTTCCTCGGTTGCTCTTATACCGACCCTTCTACTAAGCAAAAGCGTTTCTCACAGTACTGGCCCTCAGGCACACTGGCGGGGGATGCATCTGCTTTTGTATGTGATGACCCCGATGCAGTGTTTAAAGCTGTAGCTGCTACAGCTGCTGGTACTGCTACCGTGGCCTCTGTCTCAGCATTGCTGGTAGGGCAAAATGTCGCTGGTACTACTTTGACCACTTCTGGTTCTCTGGTTACTGGCGATAGCGCTTCGGGTGTTGTTGCGGCAGCGGCAAATGCATCTGGCGGTGGATTCCGTGTACTGGGGGTTGTTCCAGACACTCAGGTCACCACTCCTTGCGTGTATGTTTCCGGAGCTACTACCACTTCGCTGATTGTGTCAGGTCTGACTGTGGGGCAAGTGATCCCAGTTGGTACTGATGTGTATCAGAATGTTAGCGGGCAGTTACAGCATATCGGTTCGGCTACTACAGCTGCTTCCACTGTTACAACAACGGGTAACACCACGTTGACAGTTGTCGCATCGACGGTTACGCCATCCGCCAGTGCTTCTCTGGTCCTCGTCCAAAACCCTGAAGTTCTCGTAAAAGTGAACTTTAGTGCCCATCGCTACTACGTAGCATAAGGAGACTGAATAATGGCTATTTCACGCGCACAACAGCTTAAACAGCTGCTCCCCGGTCTGAACGCCTTGTTCGGTCTGGAATACAAGTCCTACGGTGAGGAACACAAAGAAATCTACGAGGTAGAGACCTCTGAGCGTTCCTTTGAAGAAGAAGTGAAGCTGTCTGGTTTCTCAGCAGCTCCGGTTAAAAACGAAGGTCAGGCCATTGCGTACGACAACGCGCAGGAAGCTTGGACTGCTCGCTATAACCATGAAACAATCGCCCTAGGTTTCTCCATCACTGAAGAAGCCATGGAAGATAATCTGTACGAATCGCTGAGTAAGCGCTATACCAAGGGCTTGGCCCGTTCTATGGCGTACACAAAGCAGATCAAGTCCGTGACCCCGCTGAATACTGGTTTCTCAAGCTACATCTGTGGCGACGGCAGACCTCTGTTCGATACGGCGCATCCGCTGGTTAGTGGTGGTACAAACAGCAACACCCCAGCAACCCCTGCTGACCTGAACGAGACTTCTCTGGAAGCCGCCGTTATTCAGATCGCTCAGTGGACTGATGAACGTGGCTTGCTGATTGCTGCCAAGCCTCGTAAGCTGATCGTACCACCGGGCCTGATGTTCGTTGCTAAGCGTCTGCTGGATACGGAACTCCGTGTCGGCACCACTGATAACGACATCAACGCTCTGAAGGCGATGGGTTCCATCCCTGAAGGCTATACCGTTAACCATTACCTGACGGACCCAAATGCTTGGTTCCTGAAGACCGATGTACCTAACGGTATGAAGATGTTCCAGCGTGTTGCGCTGTCACAGTCGATGGACGGTGACTTCGACACTGGTAACGTACGGTATAAGAGCCGTGAGCGTTACAGCTTCGGTGTCAGCGACCCGCTTGGTATGTATGCTTCCCCGGGAGCATAATAGAGTAAACGAGGAGTGACTCCCCTCGTACTGAGGGGGGCTTCGGCCCCCCGCTTTTAAGGTTTAAGTCTAGGTATTTATTGTCGTACCAGCCCGCCTAGGGGACGATGCACAGATGGTACGATAGCTCGTGCATGAGGTCCATATTATGGGTTTAGCTACACACCTCGGTCCATGGCTGCTTGGTACCGTTAAGAATACTTCCGTTAATAACCCTGTTCTCGGGCAGATCAGAAACGTAGGACCTACTGTCGTAAGTCAGTCGGTTAGTTGTTCTGGGTCTACCCTCACTGCAAGTTTGGTACTACCCGCCGGGTCTCAGATTTTAGGGTTCACCTTCCTTACTACTACGACTAGTGCAGCTGCTACAGTAGCCATCACTGTTGGCGGGGTTGCTGCCGTAACCGCAACTGATGTAGGGACCGCCGCCGGGCTATCAAATTTGCAAATAGCTACCACTGGGGTTTCCGTATGTAATAACGTAGGTACTACTGATGTCTATGTTATTGCTACTAGAAGCAACACTACGTTGGCGGGTACGATGATTGTTACGTATGTTGTACGCAACAGCGACGGTTCTACTGTCCCTAGTACGTATACGGCTTAGGAGGGGGTTATGCCTTTAGCTACACACCTCGGTCCATGGTTGATAGGTAGTGCAAAGAACAACCCAGCTAATGTTGGGGCTACTATTGTCACTCAGTCAACCGTAGTTTCTTATCTAGCCACTGCCGCTAATCCGCAACGAGTTGCGATCCTACCCGCTGGGTCACAAATTCTAAATGTAACTTTTTACCTGACTACACTTTGGGTACCGGGTGTGGGGGACAGCGCAGCGTTTTATCTAGCTAAGGCTAATTCGTCCGTAACTATAGCCGACTTTATATGCGAATCCTTATACAGGGGGAGTTCTGGAGCGCCTCCAGTGCAGGTTGTAGATAGATACACATTTTGCGATGGTGGGAATACTTCTGAGTGGTATACCTTAGCTACCCCCGATACCCCAGCGAGGGCCGCAATATGGGCTAATGTGGGTAGTACGGACCTTCCTATTTACTTCGCAGCGTACGGGACTCAGGACGGACTTAATCCGACTTCTAATATGTCATCTGGGGTAGGTACGGTGACGATTACCTACGCAGTACGTAACCCAAACGGCACTATTTCATCCTATTAGGCGGGTACACACATGATGCAAACTGATGTAAAGAGTGCTCACCTTAGTGCAGCAGGGAGCTTGTTCGCTGGCAGGACGCGTTTGAGGGGTATTTCAGTAGCTCCTGTTGCTACTACGGCGGCTACGTTTGAATTCCGTGATGGCGGGGCTACTGGGCCTATTTTGTGTCAGGTAGACATAGCCTCTCAGACTAACCCAGTTCCGTACTATATGGTGCTTCCGGGGGAGGGTATTCTTTTCTCCACGACGTTGCATTTAACAATTAGCGTCGGCTCCCTCACAGGTATTACTGTGTTCTATGGCTAAGTCACCTGCATGGCAACGCAAGGAAGGTAAGAACCCCAACGGCGGGCTGAATGCTAAAGGTAGGGCCTCGTACAACCGAGCCAATCCGGGTAAGCCCGGGTTGAAAGCCCCACAACCTGAAGGCGGCTCCCGTCGTGATTCGTTTTGTGCGCGGATGAAAGGGATGAAGAAAAAACTTACTAGCGCCAAGACTGCTAGTGACCCTGATTCACGTATCAATAAGAGCCTACGGGCGTGGAAGTGCTGATTATGATCCCAAAGAGTGAT